AACAACACCGGCCCCTACGTGGTCAACGGCGCTCACGCAGTCGGCGCCACCACCGTCACCCTCAAGACCGGCACCGGCACCATCCTGGCCGGTGACGTGATCACCCTCGGCACCAATACTGCTCACAAGTATGTTGTGCTCACCGGTCTGGCCGCCGCCGGAACGATCACCATCGCTGCTCCCGGCCTGCAGACGACCCTCTCCGACGGCGGCGCCGTGGTTGTGGTCGGCACCTGCTCCCGCAACATGGCTTTCTGCCGCTCCGCCATCCACCTGCTGGCCCGTTTGCCGAAGCAGCCAAAAGGGGGCGATGCAGCGACGGACGAACTGATCGTCCAGGACCCGGTCACCGGCCTGCCGTTCCGTTTCGCCCAGTACAAGGGCTACCACGCCAACCAGTTCGAGGTCGGCATTGCCTGGGGCGTTAAAAACGCGGTGCCCGAGCACACAGCTCTGCTGCTCGGCAACTAACAGATAAACGCGGGTGGGCTACCTGCTCACCCGCGTTATAGGAGGAAAAAGGATATGGCAAAAACAGCTGCAGAGAAACAGGCCGCCTTCATTGAGGCGATCAAAAAATGTACCGACATCAAGAAACTTTTGAAAATGAATATCACCGATGCTGCCCCGGAGGTTGTCGAGGCGTTTAATACCCGCAAAACAGAGCTTGAGTTAGATGATGGGCTGGTTGAATTGACAAACGGGGCCGACACCGTCAGGGCGCATCCTACTCAGGTTCCTCACTGGAAAACGCAGGGCTGGGTTGAAACCGAAGCTGAAGCCAAATAATGCAATTCGACCCAGCCGACATAGCCGAAATTCTCGACACCACCGGCGAGAATATCATCATCAAGCTCGCGGCGGCCACGGTCAAGACCATCCGCGCCAAGTTCCGCAAGGATTTTGAGACCGTCTCCCCGTTCGAGGCGTCCGCCGGCACGCTCAACCCGGCCTTTATGTGCAGCACGGCAGACCTGGCCGATATCACCAGCGCTAACACATTTGTGCGGAGCGGTACTGAATACCGTATGAACGGCAAACCGCAGGAACTGTCATCCGGATTCACACGGGTGATACTGGCTAAGAAATGACCATCCAAGCCCAGATCGACAGCTACATCGCTACCCTGCTGGCCACTATCACCATCGCCAATGGCTACCAGACCGCTGCCGGGGCTGCCGTCTACAAGGATCTGGAATACACCGCCCACCCCGACGTCATGCCCTCCATCGCCTGGTTCCCGGGAGAGTTGCAAAGCGGGGTCGAGGTCGGGCCGGTACCGCCCGAAATGGGCGAGCAAAATCACCTGTACCCCATGTCCTGGGAAGGCTTCATCACCGATACGCTGGACGGTGCCCAGGGTCGCAAGCTCAAGGCTGATCTGATCAAGGCGCTCTACAGCGATCACCGCTTTGGCGGCCTGATCGAGATCCTCGACGGCTGCAAATCCTCGGTGGCTGTCCAGGCCGGAGACGACATTTTCAGCATCGTACAGGTCAGCTTCACCATTTTCTATGTCACGCCCTATGGGCAAGAGTAGGGGGGAACAGTGGCCAACCGAACGCTAACCGATGCTGACATTGAAGCCCTGGCGGATGCCCTTAAAGGGCATACCCACTGCAACATGGGCCTGACTCCGGAAGAGGTGACCATCCTTAAGCGAGTTTTGCAGGCATTTCAGAAAGCTGCCGGCATTGTTGGATCAGTGATACTCACAGCCATCGTGATCGGGATGATTGCCATCTTCACCAAAGGTTTTTGGGCCTCCCTGATAGATGGCGCCAAGGCTGCTGGTAAATAATGGCCTGGTACTGCCCGGTCCTACGTCAATACGGCCATCACGGCAAAAGCAAATCATGCAAGGATTGCCGTAACAATCCGGCGAATAAGGGAGTGACAAATGCTTAACTGGATCAGAAAAACATGGATGCTGCTCTTGATCATCCTGGCCGGCCTGCTGATTTTTGGCGATGCGTCCCAGCTGGCGGTCACTATTTTCAGATTATCAATGGTTGCCCTGGTTCTGTTGCTGTCTGATTTCATCCTCGATAACCGCAAGCGCTGGGGCCTATTCCCGTCTCTCGATCTGGATGCCGCCATCGATCACGCGGTCAATGGCGTGGAAATCAAAGAAGACGGCGGCTCATACCACCAGCACAACACGGTTGCCTCGGCCCTGGTGTTTCTGGGCATTATCGCCCTGCTGGTCACGATCATTTTGGTTGCCGTACCATCAGCCCACAGCTCTACCCTTGATCAGGCCCGGCCATACCTGCCAACACTCTCCCAGGCCATTGACGCCCAGTGGCCCGCCATGCCGCTGCGCCACATCCCGGCTGGTCAGATCGAGCAGGAAAGTTCCTGGAAGGAAAAAGCGACCCTCAAGACCTCCCGTGAGCTGGGCCGAGGCCTGGTGCAGATGACTATCGCCTATGACAAGACAGGGAAAGAGCGTTTCAATATCTACCGCGATGCTGCCCGGATGCGCCAGCTTGCCGCCTGGGACTGGCAGCGGGATCCCTACAATATTCGCTATCAATTGACGTTCCTGGTATTGCAGGACCGCTCCAATTTCGCCCGGGTCAGGCCCTACACCGTCAACGATACCGAGGCATTGAAATGTGCCCTGGTCTGCTACAACGCCGGTACCGGGCGCTGGCTATCACGCCGCAACAATGCCCGCCGCTTGGGCCTGCCTGCGGATCGGTGGGATGGTGGCCTGGATGGTGCCTATTCAAAAGGAGAAGCCGCTCTGCTCTACGACCGTCCGCTCTACCAGGCAGTAAACGAATACCCGCGCGTCGTCTTCAAACGGGCCAACAAATATCAGGGGTTGGTGTGATGCCAGTCATCGTTATCGCCCTCAAATACTGGCGAGAGATTGCCGTGGGCCTGCTGACCGCCGCACTGATTGCCGCCGGATTGTATATCAAACATGTCTTTGCCGAACGGGATCAACTCAAGCTGGACAACAGCGTCCTCACGGTACAGCTCAAAGATGCACAGGCCATGCAGGAACTGACCAACAGATTCACCGAGGCCATCAGCCAGATCAGGATAAGGAGCAACATCAATGTGCAACGCATCGAGAGTCAGTCGCCGCCTCAGTTTATCGATAACAGCGCCCCTCTTGTGTTTATCCCTGGCGGGATGCTGCAAGCCGTGTATCCGTCCACTATTGCCGATCGAACCGCAACCGGTCATGCGCCCGGTGGAGATCTGGTCTCCGGCCAGCCCGTCCGCTGAATTTTGTCTCACCGATCGCGGGCGTCGCGACGTGCTGATCAACCTGGAGACATGTCGGGCAGCCCTTGAAAGCTCCCGCGAGGTCATACAAATCTATAACGAAACCATCAAAGGAGGCGGCAAATAATGGCAAAAATCACCGTCACAGGCCTTGGTAACCTCGGTTACTCCCCAAAGTTCGGAGAGATCCTGGAGGGGCAGGAATACACCATCGAAGAAGAGGATTTCGCGCCGGAGTTGTTCAAGCTGCCCGGCAAAAAACATAAAGATCAGAAGGGAGGGGATGAACAATGAGCAACGGAACGGAACTCCGCTACGGATTCAAAAAAGGCGCGGACTGGAATACGGCCATTCAGCTGGGCGCCGGCAACGGTTTTCTCGGGCTGGACCTGAGCCTCAAGGCCGACACCACCAACATCAAGGATGATTCCCGCGGTCAGCTGTTTTCTGTGGATACCAGCGCCGGTGAGGTCAAGTGCGACGGCGAGGTACCGGCCTACCTGCGCTACAACGACGGCACACTGCTCACCATGCTGGCCATGATCATGGGCACCTCCGCTGTCCCTGATCTGCACGCCGCCGGCGCAATTTCCTACGACCACATCATGAAGGTCGCCAATACCACCGCAGGCCTGTTCGGCACCCTGTGCGGCATGCTCGGCGCCCTGGGCGTGGAGGAGATCCCCTCATGGAAGCCCGGCAAGGCGGTGCTCAAATTCGAGACAGGCAAACCTGTCCAGATCACCATATCCGGCCCCGGTACCGACGTGGTTGTGGATGGCGTCAACGACACCACCACCTTCAACAACGTCACCATCCTGGAGCGCGCCAATCGTATTTACATGGGCCAGACCGAGATCCGGATCAACGCTCAGTCCGCCATTGCACTGGCCGCCGGCGACAAGATCGGGCCATCCTCCATCGAACTCACCATCGAGCGCAAGCTGTCCGGGGTATATGGATCGTTCGCCTCGGCGGATGCCGCCCCCCGCGACCTGATCGATGAGCCCACCGGCTCCGGCATGTTCGATGTCTCGCTCAAGCTCCAGTTCCCCCGCACGTCCAGCCTGGCCGCCCGCGCAGATCTCAAGGACAATGTCTCCAAAAAGTGCGAGATCATCTGCACCGGCCCGATCATCGAAGGCGCGATCCCCTACCTGTTCAAGATCCAGATGCCGCACCTCAAGCCGAAGATGTACGAAAACCCCTACGAGGCCGGCATCATCAAAAACAGCCGGGAATATGAAGTCCTGGGCGCAACCGTCGCTCCGGCCGGTATGACCGGCATCACCGATCCCTTGTGGATCAATGTGACAAACAAGCTCAGCGCCGGCTTGCTGGCATAGGAAATTTCGGCGGCTGCCATTTCTCCTCCTTTGGGGCAGGGGCGGCCCAGCCTGTGGCTGGTGAATCCGCCCTTACCGCTTTTTTTGGTAAGTCAGAATATTCAATGAAGTAAAAGGAGAAAACCGATGGACGTATCCCGTCTGAAAAAGAAGGACCTGAAAGCCTGGCTGCCGTTGGATGATGACGGTGATGTCGAAATTCTTTGTCGCCATATTTCCCAGAGTGAGTTTGATGCCATTGATGAAGCGGCAACTGACAAAAAGGGCACTCGCGACAATAATAAATTTCGTTCCGACCTTGCAAAAGCGGTGGTCCAGGACTGGCGGGGTATTGATGATGATGGTGCCGATTACCCCTGCACGCCTGACAACATCGATTATTTGATGGAGGAAAGCACATCCTTTCGGCTGCTGATCATGGACGCTCCACTATCCATGAAAAAGATGCTGGCGGCTGAAAGGGAAGATATCAGAAAAAAGTCATTGCCTACGTCGGAGCAAAAACAGATTACCCCGGCGTTAATTGTGAACAGTGCAGAGCAAACGAAGCAACCGACGGAATAACCCCGGACTGCGAATCCGCATCCGGCTGTCTGATCCCGCCGCTCCCTGAAGAGGGCAGGCGCTTATTGACCCTGCGTGGCATGCGGGTTGCTCTGAAAAACCTGATCGACCCCGGCACCATCTGCCGGGCCTTTGAACGTGAACATGGCGAGTTAACCTGGTTTGACCTGGAACTGCTGGCAGCTGTAGAAACCGAACTGAACCCCGAGGAGCCAATCGATGGCGAAAGACGTTAAATTTCTCATATCGGCAAATGCTGATCAAGCAGTTGCTGCAATGAAGGAAATGCAGGCAAAGGGTGAGGATGTTTCAAAACTGTTGGGTTATGCGTATCAGCAGTTGGGGACGAAATCATCTGCAGCCTTTGACGCCAAGCGTCAGGCCGCTCAAACCGCCTATGCTCTCATCAAAAGTAGCGGTCAGGCCACAAATGACGAACTAGCCCGATCACAACAGGCCCTTAGTCAGCGGCTCACTAGCATCGATGAGGAACAGTTCGGCAAGCGCACCAGCCTGCTGGAAAAGTTCAAGGCCAACTGGATGGGCGTTACCGCTGCCATCGGGGGCGCCTGGATGACAATCAGCAAGGGGTGGGATCTGGCCAACGATGCAGCCAAGGGTATTCAGCAGCGGCAATCATTCGCTAATCTTGCCGCATCTCATAATCAATCCGCCACAAAGATCATTAATGATCTGCGGTCCGTGTCCGGAGAAACCATCAATACACGCGTGCTGGTGGAGAAAGCCGGTACAGCCATGATTCTCGGTATCCCGGCGGACAAACTCTCCAGTCTGATGGCCGTGGCGCGGGCTTCCTCCAAAGTGACCGGTCAGAGCGTAACAGAAGCATTCGGCGATATCTCACTGGCTGTAGCCCGTGGCTCGCGTCTGATCCTGGACAACCTCGGCATCATCGTATCCGAGGAGGCAGCCTACAAAACCTATGCCGCCCAGATTGGCAAGACAGCAGAGCAGCTGAGCGACACCGAGAAAAAGACCGCCTTCCTCAATGCCACCCTGGCCGCCGGCAAGGACATCATCGATCGTGTCGGGGTCAGCGCCGAATCCATGGCTGAGAAGATGCAACGGGTAGAGGCCAGCATGCAGAACATGCGGGAAGTTGTAGGGGTAGGGCTGCTTTCGGGTTTGCTGGCTGTAAATGGTGTGCTTCACGGTGCTGCGTCTGTGGCGGGGTTACTTGCCGCCGGCGTCCTTAAAGTGGTTTATGCAATGTCGCTTCTTACACAGCAAAAGTGGCTCTCAGAAAGACTCAACTCCGATGCCTCTGCAACTTTTGAGGCATCTTTGAGGGCTGCTGAAGTGGGTCAAAAATCTTTGATATCGGCTGTAGATGTCATCTCCGGGAAGATGGATCCGCTCAACAGCAAAATGAAGTCCTTCCAGAACGAAGCCAAGCTGGCGGCTGAAGCCACTGAAAAACTTTCCGAGGCCAAAAAGAGCGCTTCTGAAAGCCTGTCCTCCTACGCCAAAGAAGTTGAAAAGCTGGCATCACTACAACTCAAGGCGGCGGCTTCCGGATACAGCGAGGATCTGAAGAGGCAGGGTGATTATCTGAAGACCAACAACATGCTGGCCGCCAATATGTCCGCTCCCGTCCAGAGCTATCTGGCGGTGATCGACCAGGCTTATGGCCGCCAACTGGAGCTGCAAAAGCAGATTGGCCAGGCGCTGTTCAAGATCGGTGCCGATCAGAAGGTCGTAGCACAACAGAACGTGGTGATTGCTCAGGTCGAGCGCGCTGCTGCCGAAGCCCGGCTGAGTGCCTGGTCTCAATATTACGACAACCTGCGTGCCATGCATGGCACGGCCATGGTCGAGATGAAGAAAAGCCAGTCCGAACTTTTGAATATCCGTCTGGCCACCGGAGATCTGGTCGCTCAGGTGCAGCAAAAAATGATGACGCCCATGCAGCAGTATTACTCCCAGGTTGCCATGCTGGAGGAAAAACAGAAGCTTGCCCAACAATTGACCTCGGACGAAAAGATCAAAATGCTCCAGCAAGTGCAGCAGCAATGGGCCGGGCTTAGCAACGAGATCAAGGACGGCGACCAGGTATTGCTCAGCCAGGTTCAGGCCGCCGCCGGTGCGGTCAACAAGATCAAGGCAATCGGTGCTGAACTGGAGCAGGAAAAAGCCGCCCAGATCAACAAGCAGCAGGAAGCGATCACCTCTCTGCAAAATGCCATGACGGCAGCTGCCACCATGGTCAACGAATATCAGCTCAAGGTCCGCGAGCTGGATGGCACCATCGCCGCACTGACCCGCACGTTTTCCCTGACCATGAAGGACGAAGCCAGCCCTGCCATCCGCACCATCAAGACCGAGCTTGACCAGATCCGCGACAAGCAGGTCACCATCAGTGTCCAATACCAGCAGGTGTATGGCCAGTCATCGGATCTGGCCCCGCTCGGTTCCTACGCCTCCGGTACGGATTACGTCCCGGCCACCGGCCTGTATATGCTGCATCGAGGTGAGGAGGTCAAAAATACCGCGAGGGTGGCCACGGAAAGTAAATCGTCTACGAGTGCTGACTCGTACCATTTTAATGGTGATATCGTCCTCCCCAACGTTACAAATCAAACCACCGCCCGCGAACTATTTGCCGAATTTCAAAAACTCGCCCGTCGCCAAGCGGCATAAAAGGAGCCCAATTATGTGGACAGCAGATGCAAACCGTTGCCCCGCCTGCACAGAAAAAGAAACTTGTGCCGATCGCAAACGCATCATTCCTGCACTCTCAACGCTGGTAAATGAACTCAACACCGACCCGGCATTTGCCGACAGCCCAGGTGACGGCATCATCGTCATGGCCTGCCAGTACCGCCCTGCAGAGTAATGCTCCGCCAGCAAAATTACGTCATATCCGGCTATGTCCGCGACGGCTATTGCGCCCCTTGGTCACCACTGTATGTGCGCGCCGGCTACGTGCGTGATGGCTATATCCGTACCTCGCCTCGCCATATCACTCATCCGCTCATGTCGTTTGATCTGGCCAGGCTGCCATCCTATCCAGAATATACCATTGAGTTTGCTCAGTGGAGCCGGGAGAGTGGCGGCGGTGCGTTGTTTGCTGGTGCCCCTTATTCCGTGCGCCTGTTTCACAGCCTGTCCTGGCCCTCGATCTGCACCGCCGATCGCGACAATCTGGAGACATTTTTCCGGACCGTAGCGCGTGCCCAATCCGAACAGTGGACCTGGTGGAACCCGACCCATGGCAACTCGCTGCCGGTCCGGTTTGCCGACTCCGATTTTCCCGCCACTCCTGAGGTCGGCTACGGTTATCATCGCCTGGATGGCCTGCGCCTGATGGTCGATATCAACTATCCCGGCATGGCTGCCAGCGGTGTGCCCAACTACAACGCAGCCATGGGCACGGCCCTCTCCATCGGCAGCGTGGTCATGCTGTTTCCTGTACCGCAGCGTCCCGATACAGGTTATGGCCTGACCACCCGCTACGCCCGTGAGGATTCCTCTGCCGGACAGCCGGTCATTTACCGGGTTGGCAAAACTACGCGCAGACCCTGGACGTTGTTTTGGAACAACCTCCGTTACATTCATTGGATCAGGCTGCAGGCGTTTTTCTGTACGTTCGTGCGCGGCATGAGCATGCCCTGGACCTGGTATGACACGGACGGCACGGCGCGCACTGTGCGCCTGGCAACACCCCGCATCCAGGTGCGGCAGTTGGGTTTCGATCGCTTCAGTTGTGATCTGCAATTGCTGGAGGATCTCTGATGAGAGCGTTCCCTGCGGAATATGTTACGGCGTTGGCCCGGCGTGATGGCGCGGCCCCGGTCTGGTTGTTGCGTTTCACCGCTGCCGGTACTGATTACATCCTTTGCCAGGATGCCATACCGGTCCCGCCCTGGGCATTAACCGCCCAGCCCCTGATTGCATCCTGGGGACAATTGACCGAAGGCACTACCGGCACCCTGTCTGATTTCAACATCTCCAGCCTTGACATCAACCTGATCAACGACCCAACCGCCTCGCCCAATATGCGCAGCCTGGCCAAGGCCCGCGCCCTGACTGGTATCGTCATGTCGGTCTATTTCTGGCTGGATGGCCTGGTTGAAGAACCGTTCGAGATGTACCGCTTTCGTTCAACAGAGATTGATCTGCCCGATGAGAACAGCGTTAATCTGATGCTACAGGATGAATCCACCCGCTTTGAAAACTATTATCCCGGTACCGTGGTTTCTAAAACCGTTTACCCCGAGGCTGATCCGGATGACGTGGGCAAGGTCATCCCCATGCCGTTCGGCACTACATCCAAACTGTCGGCGCTGGCCCTGGCCGCCGGTAAAATGACCAGCCTGCCCAACTTCACCAGCTCCACAGCGCTAACGATTACAGTATCGGACCCCACTGGTTTGATTGCCAGCATGCTCCTACAGATTGACGATGAAATTGTTAGCGTCAGTTCAATAGCGGGTAGCATTCTGACGGTCACCCGAGGGGTATCAGGCACCCTGGCTGCAACGCACCAGCGCGGCGCAATGGTATGGGAAATCAAGGATGAGTTTATCTATGCCGTTGCCGATTATCCCATAACCAGTATGCCGAAGGCCTACGGTCGTGTCGGTCAGGCCGTCATGGATATCAGTGAATTATGCACTGTCTGGCCCGATGGGGATCATCCCGACTATCCCGGCCTGGCCGTGTTGAGCGTGCCTGGCTACATCACCCTGACCCAGGCCGTGGATATGCTGATTAACGATGGCATCGGTGTCAATGACCTGCTGACCATCCTGGACGGTACCGGCGTGCTGGATGGCGTCACGGTTTCTGATAATGTCGGAGTGAACGATCTACTGACGATCCTGGATGGAGCTGGCGTCAGCGATACAATTGCTGTCAGTGATCTGATCGGGGTCAGCGATGGGATCGGCGTTAGCGACACAATTGCTGTCAGTGATGGCATTGGGGTGTCAACCGGCAGCCATAGTCATACTGTTAATTCTGAATCGTTGACTCAAACTGCAACAAATAGCGGCGCTAGTTGCTCCAACGGAGGGAATGTTGCAGCAACTTGGCCCGGCGCTCCCCCGGCTGGAGCAACAATAACGGCCTGTGACTGGACCTGCCGTGTTTTAGTTGGATCGGGCGGCGCGGGTGGTAACGTCAACGGGATAGCTATTCCTGCCGTCGGCGTCGGTGGTACGGCGTATATGTCCGGACACCTAACCGGTACGACCGTTACAGTCTATATGACAGCCAATAATCCACAAGTTCTCACGATGTACGACATCACCCGCACCGTCTTTTACACGTTGCCTACCGCTGCCGCCGCTGCCGCTGGCGTGGCTAAAACCGGCAGCGCAACTAAAACCGGCAGCGCCAGCAAAACCGGCAGCGCCAGCAAAACCGGTAGCGCCACGAAAACCGGTAGCGCCACGAAAACCGGCAGTACCACGCGTAGCGGCACGATCACAAAAACCGGCAATGCATACCGTAGCGGGACTATTACAAAAACCGGCACAGTGACCCGCAGCGGCAGCGTGTTGAAGACCGGCACAGTAACCCTGACCGGCAATTCCGTAGCCAACACCCTGATCGGCGATGCCATCCTGGTGGATTGCATCAGCCCCTACACCGCTCCCCAGGACTGCATTACCAAGCTGCTCGGTACTACCTGCAACCTGATCGGCACATTCCCGCCCAGCTACGCATTCAACGGCGCGATCACAACCAGCCAGCGCGCCCCGGAATGGTGCCACGCCATGGCTCGGCAATGTCGATCGTATTTCAAGTGGGTCCTCGGCCAACCCACCCTGATCGTCCGCCCCGATGCCCTGACTCCTGTAAAAACCATCAACGAGATCCGGCTCAATAACGGGGCCATGGTCCACGGCCAAAAACTGACCGACATCAACGACGTCATCAATACACTCAATCTGCGTTACGACCGCGACTGGTCCAATACCGGCAGCGGAGATGAGGTCTATCAGCAAGTGGCCACTGATACCACACCGGCCGTCCGTGCCGCGTCAATTACAGCATACGGGGTCCGTGAGCGTCCGGAACTGTTCCGGTTCGATTTTGTTACCGATCCCACCATGGCCGCTAGCCTGGTAGCGTTCTACCTCACCTGGTACGCATGGCAGCGCTGGCGGCATACTCAGGAGGTCTACCTGTTTGAGGCTGCCCTGGAGTTCGGTGATGCGGTGACGTTAGGATTTTTAGAGGGCGAAATCGGCGAAGTAATAGAGATGGGATTCAACCCTGGCAACGGGAGCAATATCGACAAAATACAACTGACCGTTATCGAATAACGGCGAGGAGGACTAGATGGCGACAGCGTTGAATCTATATGAAACATTACTGAGGCTGCTGGAATATGCGGAGCTGGATGCTAATTTTAAAAACTTGCGAACTACGGCGGATGCAGCGGCACCGGCTTCAAATCCATCAATCAGCGGGTTGCTGACATTATTGGGGGGGCAAATCAAATTTCCGGCGAACCAGGTGGCCAGAAAT